GTCTGAAGGTTTACCCCCCCCTGTCGGTTGAAATTCCCCGCGCCCCTCCCATTGCTGGCAATCGGCGTCGGCCACCCAATAAGCGCGGTCTCTCTGGTGCGGCGCGCCGACGCTCGCAGACGGAAACGCAACCGCCCCGAAGGCATAGCCCAGGGCTTCCACGTCAGCCTGTACAAGGTCGATCCAGTCGTTCGCGTCAGCGCTGCCAGATTGTTCGCCAAAAACCACGACAGGGCGGCGCTGGCCGACAAGCCAATGTGCGGAGGGCCATAGGTGCCGCTCGTCAGCAAACCCTTTTCCTTTGCCTGCTGCGCTGAAAGGTTGGCAGGGGCATGATGCTGTCCATGCGGGGCGGCTGTCTGGCCATCCTGCGCGACGCAGGGCAAGCGACCATCCGCCGATCCCGGCGAAGAAATGGCACTGATTGAATCCGATAAGGTCATTGGGGGGGACATCCTCAATTGAACGGGTATCAACGACGCCCGGCGCAATATGACCGGCGTCGATAAGGTTGCGCAGATGCTGCGCTGCGTGGGGGTCTATTTCGTTGTAATAAGCAACCACAGCGCCTCCCACACCACAGAGAAAACACGAAAGGCGAGATAGCCCATCGGGAGCCAGAACAACAGCGAGCAGAGGGCGATACAGATAACTGTGTTGCGCCAGAACCGGCGGTAATTGGTTTCTTGGTTCATTTACAGGCCCTCAGATCGTCACTGTGTCGCCGGGTTGACCCTGGCGGGCTTCTTTTTCGCTATCGCGGATGATGGTCGTGTTGCTGTATCGGCCCCAGCTCAACACATCCACCTCGACGATCCAGAAATGGCGGTACGGGCGAACGTCCAGAACGCGTGTCACAACGGCATCAATGGTGTTCATCAAAATCCCTCCGCCCCGTCGAATGCACCCGCCGCTGCCATTGCGCCGTAAGTGGAAAGCCTCTTTACTGGCCTGCAATACGCGCAATTGCCGCCGCCAGAACTACCGCAGCGACCGCATACGCGAAGCACGCCAATAACCTCGTCAGCCATGTCGCGGCTTTTGGCGCTGACAGAGCGGCGGACGCTGAAGGCGTGGAGATTGAAATCTGAGTAGATTTCGCGGGTTTCCGGCGTATCGCTGTTTGAGATAACCGAGCGGGCGCCATGCTGGCGATGAGCATAGAGCAGAGCTGCAGCCAGGGCGCGGTGATCGTCCAGGGTGAAGGGCTTGCCGTAGGCGGTGAAGTTGGCGGTTTTGCTGGCCGGGATGTAGGGGGGGTCACAGTAAATAACGGCGTCATACGTCATCTGCATAACATCAGGAATTGTGTGACTAAAATCGCCATCAATGAAGATGGCTTTTGTGTCGTTGGCCTTTTCTGCAAAGCTGCGCATCTCATCAGCCGGAAAGTAAGGTGCGGCATATTTTCCAAACGGAACGTTATGTTCACCCATCTGATTGACGCGATATATCCCGTTAAAGCAATGACGGTTCAGATACAGAAACAAAGCGGCATAAAGTAAAGCAGTATCAGCCTTGCCCGTATCGCTCCACTGCATGGTGTTAAATAGCGCACGGCGCTTGTAATATTGCTCTTCGTTATTGCCTCCCAGAAACATTCCGCGTGCGGTGTCGATCAGTCTCTCGGTGTCAGAGGTCAATACGCGAAAGAAGTTAATCAGCGCGTGATTGCTGTCGCAAAGTACATAACGGCGGTATTCCGTATTCATGAATACGGTGCCGCTGCCAACGAATGGCTCAATCAGGTAGTCAGCTTTCGGCAGGTACTTCAGCAGTTGCGGCATCACGCGGGTTTTGCCGCCCGCCCACTTAATAGGGGACTTAATCACTTTCCACCTCCATTGCGTTGTATTTCTGGATCAGCGGGTCAAGCACCAGATTCATCAGGTTAACGAGGGTCTTCGCGACTTCCGGGCCTTCCAGCACGCCGAGCGCTGTTGCGTTTGCGAGATTTAGTGTTTTGGCTTCATGCAGAGCGGCCAATGCACCCTGGGCGTATTCAGGTGATCGCTTCATTTGCGGTATTCCTGGTTGTAAGTTTCGTGGGTCATAAGCCGCCACTGCTGGCCGCCGTTCTTGCTGAGCAAGCGCCAGCGGCGACCAATGCGGATCACGAGATAGGCATGCGGCATGACGCGAGAGAAATTGCGCTGACCGCGGGCGAAGCACTTCAGGGCGGCTAGCGCCCTGTTGCAGACCGGCAGCGGGGCGCTGCAAATGACGGAGAGACGCGGATGCATGGCGGCCCTCACAGCGATTCGAGATGTGGGTTGGTTAGGCGCTGCCAGATCTCGCAAACTTGCTCGGCCTGATAGATGGCGTCTGTTAAGGCGTTGTGTGCTACTGAACGACGTGGATGGGGGGCATAACCGATAACGCCGGCCACGGTCAGCAGCGATCGGAAGCAGCACTCATTCCAGTAAATCCACGGCAGCATAGGAACGCCCTCAAGCGATGAGCGCTCAAAGGCAGATTTGAGGATCGGAAAATCAAACGAACCGCCCTTGCACCAGACCTTCAGATTCTTTTTCGTGGTTTCAGGGAACGCGCCTTCAATGAATCTGGCGAAATCCAGCATCACCTCAATTTCATGCGACTTCGCGCCTACCAGCTCGCTAATAGGTTCTTTATCCTGCCTGAGCCACCACATCACCGTATCGGCGGAGATATGAGCGCCGCGATTCTGAGAGGTGCGCGGATCAATGGTCTGATAGAACGACGGGCCGATTTTCCCGTTTGACGGTTCGAAGAAAACCGCGCCAATCGCGCAAATCACTGCATTCGGTTGGGTGCTGAGCGTTTCAATATCGATCATTAAGTGGTTCATTGCTTGTTGCCCTCGCTAATTGGTAATTCGCGGCTATCAATCCACCGCTCGACTGATGAATAAATTTCTTCCGGGGTGGCGCTTTCCTTTTTCAGCTGACCGATGAAAATGCGCAGCAGGCCCAGCAGGTGGGCGCGTTCGCGTTTCCGCGCGTTGGTGCTTATTTCCACAAACTCTGGATCGCTAATTCCGCCATCCAGTTTTATTGACGTGATCGACATGCGACCTCCTGAAAAAGGCAAAGCGAATCCCCGGCAAAATGAATGCCGTTGTTTTTGATGCTGGTTAATTAGTGGTTAGAGCGCGGCTTTCGTTTAATTGACTTGAATACCCTCTCATGCCAGTAATACAGAAAATCAATAAATGTCATTCGCGCACGCTCATGATTTCCACGAATTGTTTTTTCCAGACCGTAAATAATTAAATCTATTGACGGGCTGTCAGGGCTAACGGCAATACGCGCACCGTTTCTCAGGTGAACCGTAAATCCCTGTTCGGCGTTTTCCACTGCCTCGCGGATCAGCATTTCCCGTTCCCATGAAGTCTTCTCTTCGGTGAACATGGCGCGCTCCTATCCCCGAGAATAGAGGGATGGCTTTCTCATTTGGCGGGGGATAGTCGCCATTGTCTGTTTCAGCTGCTGCACCATTTCCTGCGTAACTTCCACCGTTACCGCCAGCGGCTTAACAAACATCACGGTCTTGCCTGTCGTTTCCGGTTGCTCGGCGTCCATTGACGACAGATCGTATGGCTTCGGGATATCACCATTGGTGATCGAAATGATGATGTTGCGCAGCTCTTCCAGCGTGGCTTCATCGTTCTCGCCCTGGAGCATAGCGAAGTGGTAAAGGTGTGATACGCCGTGGCGTAACAGTTGATGGGAATAGTCGTGGTTCCATTCCAGAAACTCTTTATTGAAATGGAAGCATTGCAGCAGTGAGTTGATTTTGTCTGCGTATTCTCTTTTCATTTTCTGCCTCGGCTAATTAATGAATGATAAAGCGGTTGTTATTAATAATCCGGTCTATCGTTTTGCGTGCTTCCGATAAAGCAAAGTCAATTCCGAAAGAGTCACCATCTTTCATAATTTGATAACGTTTCTTACCCACCCTGCGCGGTAATACACGGATGGTGAAGCCGCAACAAATCCCGGCATGCTTATTTATCCAGACGACTTTCGGCAAGCTATCGTGGGATGTGATGCGAATATTTCCCGCACACTTGCCATGCTGTGAGTAGCGTTTATTCATATAGGCTGTCCTTAAAAAATAAACACATCGATAAGCTTCAGGGTTATAGCGAACGCAATCGCACTAATGCATGCGATGCCGATGCCGACGGCGCCCATTGCTATTTTTTCTTTCAAATAACGATTCATGCTGTCTGACCCTTGTTTTGTCTAAAGTTCAGCTATTCGCGATAGCATCCTTGAGCATGGCAATCATATTTACTTCAACCTTACCACCGGAAAGCTCCTTTGGTCGGATGATGATCCGCCCGTCCTTCACCATGCCCCGGCATGTCTCAAACGGAATACCCGTAATCCTTGAATACTCCTTTAGAGATAAATAAGGCGCGGCAACGTTTAAATTGATAGTTACGCCTGACATGTCTTACCTCGGATCATGATTGAGGGTCTTAGTGGGTGGTCTGCTCTGCCTTGAGTGCCTCGAGCCCCCGAAGGTAGATCAGGCGAGCCATGTTCGCCGCTGTGCGAGATTCCTTGATAGAAATCTCTTCGAGATCGGCGCGCTCCTCCTCGGTAAGCGGCACCGCTACGCGGGCGCTGCCCTTAGAGCCACGTGGCAACCTCGCTCTTGGTAGGTTTTTTTCTTGTGTCATAGTGGTATGTTGTGATCATCTAAGTGTTGGTGAAAACATTATGAGATCTATAGATCTCTTTTGTCAAGGTGGACATGTGAGCTTTACATCTCAATGCGTATCAAGATTGAAGTCTGAAAGAAAGCGTTTATCCCTTAATCAAGCTGATGCCGCAGCCCTATGCGGGGTTTCTCGTGAGACTTGGGGAAAATATGAGCGTGGGTCGATGGTTCCGGGAGGGGATGTTTTGCTCTCTTTTGCGATTAACGGTGCGAACGTTCAATACATATTGACTGGTGAGGAAAGTGGTGGAGTCGTGCTTACGCGTGACGAGTTAGAGCTTATAAGCCATTTCAGGGCTGCGTCTCTTTCAATCAAAGCGGCGGCCTTGGCGGCCCTAACCGCTGGCAACTCCGCGTCAAACTCCATTAACGTTTCAGGTCAGGGCAACCGTGTGGCTGGAAGGGATTACAACGAAAATAAGAAGTAAGGATGCAGCATGGCGGTAAATTCAACTGGTGAGCAAAATCGTATTTCTGGCCGTGATTTTAATGAAAATAATATCCAAATAGATAAATTTGATGGTCGTCACACAATTAACATCGCAATCCCTTCGGAAAAGCATGATGAACGGCCACTCGTAAAAGCACAGCGCAAAGAACTTAATACCCTCGTTGCCACTGTATCCGCTACCTGTGGCGGCGAAGCATATGAAATTTGGCAAAAGGTGCATGCTGAAATAGGTGTCTCCAGCATTGAGGAAATGACTGCCAATCAGTACCAGACCGCTATTAGCTTTTTACAGGCCATGATCGGGCGAGGCAAGGATAAAGATGCCAGTAAAGCCCTGGTTAGCCTTCTGCTCCGCAATAGCGAAGACAGCGAGATACGGCAAAAGTTAATTCGTTACTGCCATGTCAACTTCGGGACGGGTAGGTTAAATGATCTTACACGCGCTCAGCTCCAGATGGCACTCTCATGGCTGGATCAACAAACACAAATTAATCCCTCATCACAAGGGGACTCAATATCCTCTCAATTCAGTTTCACCACGTTGTTCAAATCTTACCCAAAAGAATTCATTGCTGTTTTTGTAGTGGGTCTCCTGTTAGGTGCTCTTATTTTCTAACTTCGTGGGGTGTTAGATGAAAACTATATGTTTCACCGGTTTTGGTAAAAATGAAAAAAACGAACTGATTGAAGTTGCAAAGCAGAGGGGTTATAGCGTCAAAGGTGATGTTATTAAGGGTCTTTGCTACCTGTGCTGTGGCGAAAACGCGGGGCCAAGTAAAATAAATAAAGCAAAAGAGAATGGTTCCGAGCTGCTATCAGCAGCTGAATTTCTGAACCTGTCTCCCCTTTCCGATGTGGTTGGTTGCGACATGAGTCCCGACATCCCGCCAACAATGACCATACATGATGAGCACGAGCTCTTAGATCTGCTCTGGTCTTTGATTGATGCCAAAAAGACGATATCCATTGTTTATCACGGTGGCGGAACCGCAGGCGCAGAAAGAAGCATTACCCCTCTAACTTTGCTAGATAACTTTACGCTGCGGGCTATCGATTTATCTATACCAAGCCATCCCATAAAGACATTTAGTGTTGAGAAGATCGAGGTGTCAGGCATTGAAAGATTAAACCTGCCCCCACACCAAAGTAAGAAGAGAAAGAAGAAGCAATATTCAGTGGGAATGTATAAAAATATCGCGGATGTTCACGCGGCATTTGTTGATACGCTTCAAGGAATGGGGTGGCATGTTGCAACGTATATGGATGATTCTGGCTTAGGTAGTCGCCTGGATGTTTGTGATTTTTTTAAAAATGGAAAGCCGCGCAAAACCCCAGTAGTAAGCCTATCTTATCAACCAGAAAACTTGACCCGCCCCTTTGTTTGTCGGTGTCGTGATATCGAATTTGTATCAACCTACGCTCACCTTGATAGCGCCGCTGAAATGTTCATATCTTTGGCTTATGCAGGCTCCGAAGATGAGTCCGAGGTGCGGGGATGACCGTTCGTAAACTCCCCTCTGGTAAATGGCTGTGTCAGTGCTTCCCGCATGGTCGTGACGGGAAGCGTATTCGCAGGCAGTTTGCCACTAAAGGCGAGGCGCTCTCTTATGAGCGCCGCACCATGAATAATGCAACCCCCCAGGAGTTAAACGATAATGCAGTGACGCTGTCTGCTTTCGTTGAGCGCTGGTATGAAATGCACGGCAAAACGCTGACATCTGGCGATGAGCGCAAAGTGAAGCTGCTGGCCATCTGTGAGCGCCTTGGTGATCCCCTCGCCTCTCACTTCGATAAAAATACATTTGCGGTTTATCGCGAAAAACGATTGGCCGGTGAGTGGAATCAGAAAGGCAAAATGAAACTCAGTGAGGCGACGGTAAATCGCGAACAGTCATACCTGCACGCGGTTTTTTCAGAGATGAAGCGGCTGGGTGAGTGGGAGGGAGATAACCCGCTATCAGGTATCAGGCAATTCAAGGAGGGGGATCAGGAGTTGGCTTTTCTGTACGAGGAAGAGATAGAGCGACTTTTGACGGCTTGTGATCAATCGGCAAACAAGGATTTGGGGGTCATTGTGCGAATCTGCCTGGCGACCGGCGCAAGGTGGAGTGAGGCGCAGGATTTAAAGCAATCTCAGGTTCTGCCTGGACGATTGACGTTTACGCAGACCAAAAGCAAAAAAAATCGAACTGTACCGATTTCTGAACAACTACAGAAGTTGCTACCCAAAAAACGCGGAGCGCTTTTCGCGCCAGCATACGAAGCCTTCAAATCAGCGCTTACAAGGGCTGCTATTGAGTTGCCAAAGGGTCAGCGCACCCATGTACTACGTCATACCTTTGCGAGTCACTTTATGATGCGTGGGGGAAATATTTTGGTGCTTCAGCAGATACTCGGGCACAGTACGATCATGATGACGATGAGGTATGCGCATTTCGCCCCTAATCATCTCGATGCGGCCATTGCGTTAAATCCATTTGATAATCGCGAGGGGGTCAAGTAA